CCAGTCGGCTGGATGGCCGTTGCGGACGTGGTAGGCGATCGGCACGCCGTCCTCGTCGAACTCGACGCCACCACGCAGCTTTTGGGTGACCGGCTGGCCATAGGGATTCGACAGCCGGTCCGGATCGATGGCGCGCACGCAGGTGGCGTAGCGGCCCGGGCCGTCCTTCCATTTCAGGAAGGCGGTGCACTCGTTCATGGTGACGAAGGTGCGCGCCAGCAACCGGAACATGCCGTTGCCCGAGAGCTTGCGCTGGGCGTCGAAGGTCTTGCGCGGATCGTTGGCGAAGGCATACCACTCGCCCTCGATCGCGGCGGCGAGGCCGCGCATGATCTTGCGATGGTCCTTGTTGGTGCGATCGAACCCGAGCGCGCGGGCATCCGGCTTCGACGACAGGATCAGCTTGGCACCGACCAGCATCTCGACCAGGCGCGAGACGCCGCTTTGCGCGGTCGGGTCGTTGCGGACGATGTCGCGCACCCGCGCCACCGAGATATCGCGGCCCGGCAGCACCGCCGAATCCGCCGAGGTCATCGGCGGGTTCCACGCCATCAACTCCTGGCCGTGCCGGCCGCTGGCCTGGTACGGCTGTTCCGACATCGCACCGTGACGGATCGCGGCGATGCGCTCTGATGACACGCGGTTGCCGCTGTCGTCGAAGATGGCCAGCGCGCTCATTGTCAGAATACAAATCCCATGGCGCCGCGGCGCGGTAAGCCTGCAATGCGGGCCTCCAGCTCGGCGATGTAGGCGTCGAGCCGGTCGGCGTTGGCCGCGGTGAACTTGACGCGCTGCTCGGCGCCAGCGCCGCCGAATTCGCATTCGACGGTCGACTGCCCGAGCAGCAACGCATGCCGCGCGGCTTGCGCGGCGTCGAGCATGTCCTGGTCGGTCATCAAATTCCCTTGTTCATTTCCGCAAGCCGCGCCCACGGATCGTCTTTCGGCAGTTCTTCCGGGATCTCGCCCGTCACCATGTCGGCGCCGCGCTGGAATGCGCGCGGCGTGAACAGATCCGGGGTCCGCAGATCTTCCGGAATGCCGCGCTCGGCAGCGAGCCGCGCCCAGTCGTCAGCGGTGAAGCTGGCGAAATACGCATCCAGCGACGCCATGTTGTAGATCCGGCAATCGAGCCAGTGGTTGTCGGCGCCGGCGCGCACCGTCCATACTTGCCGGTTGCGCCGTCCTTTGCCCTTGCCGACCTTTTCGTCGGCGAGAAACTCCGACGTGATCTGCTTGAAGTAGGCCTCATCCTGAAACAGCCCGAAATGGCAATAGCCCATCGGGTAGACCAGGCTGGAGCCTTCGGCCTTCGCCACTTGCGCGACATAGGCGTAGAACGTGCTCTTCAGCGGCCATGTGCCGACGAAGCGCACCGTGGCGCCGCCCTTCATCACCTTGCCGCGGTAGTCGATATCCTGCGGCGCGGCCGCGGAGAGCGGCGGCCGGCCCCATCCGTCGCGACCGATCACCGCCTGCGTGCCTGGATGCATCCGCGTCCAGGTCTTGACCGCGCCGGCGTTGTAGTTCGAATCGACCGAGAACGTGTCGGGCCGGCGCAGATTGTCCCAGGCGTCGGGCCAAGGGCGATGGTAGAGCTTCGTTAATTCCAGAAACGCGCCGCCGTCGTGATCGGTGGTGGCGCCGTCGATATAGTCGGCGTCGATCACCCAACTTTCGCGGTTCGGCGCGACCGCCAGCGCCTCCCAATAGATGCCGCGCTTCTGCACGTCGGCAGCGATCGATACCAAAAGCGCGCCGGGCGGGACGTGGCCGCGGCGATAATCCTCGCGGCGCTCGAACAGCCGCATATGGTCCGGCGCATCGCCGCGGAAGCGGTAGGCGAGACCCATCTTCAGGGTCGAGTAGTCTTTTTTGGCGATTTCGCTCTTGCGCGAGACCAGCCAGTCTTCCGCCAGCGCCTCGTAACTCATCATCAACGAGATGAAGGCGTCGATATGAAAGCCGGGCTGCCGGTGCAGCTCGTCGATCACCCGCGCGATCCACTTTCCGGCCCGCACGGCGTCGACACGCTCGGTCTCGGTGACGCCGTGGCCGCAATCGCACCGGTAAACCGAACGATGCGGGTGTTTTTCGTCAATCAGGAAGTTATCGAAGCGGTGAACGAAGAGTTTTTGGCACTCCGGACATAGACAATTCCAAAACCGCTGATCGGAACGCTCGAACTTCAGCGTAATCCGGCAATGGCCCTCGGTATCGCCGCTCGGATCGCCGGTGTCGACTTCCGGCGTCGAGATATTGAGGATCTTGAAGTTCTTGCGGCGGCGAAACGCCGTGAAGCGGCCCTTGAACAACGTGTCGGGATCTCCCGACCCCGGAATCATCTGCCATTTCGAGAATTCGTCGCGAATTCCCTTCTTGGCGGTCTTGCCGCTCATATCCATGACGGAATGAGCGTTCGCGAGCCACAGCCGGCCGCCGGCAAACACCTTCTCGAACGTCGTCGAGCCCGCCATCGTGCGCGCCAGCGGGTAGATCACTGGCGGCCGGTTGCCGCCGATGCCGTCGCGCCTGGTATGCTTCTGCCAGGCGTCGATCATCGGCTGCAGTTTGGCGTTGTTGATGTCCCGCAAAAACTCGATGCCGGGACAGGCGTACAACGTGTTGGCCGGCTCGCAATCGGCGATGAACAATCCCCATGCCAGCGCCAGGATCGAGGCGCCGGATTGTTCCGATTTTCGGATGCTCACCTCGGTGCAGGGGTGATCGTCACCCAGGCACTCGGCGATCTCGCGCAGGTAAGGCGCGCCGTCTGCGCTCCACAGCTCGCCGGCGTTGGGGCCGTCGATCAGCTTGATGTTTTTCGGCAGCCAGTCGGCGAAGCTGATTTCCTCGCGCGGTGACAGCGAAGCATCGAACAGCGCCGCAACCCTGTCATACGCCGATTGCGTGTACTGGATCGTCATCTGACCGTCTTGGCTCGTTGCCGGCGGTTCTCCGCGTTCACTCCGCAAGCGGCTCAGTGAGGAGATCGGCCTGCACCGGAATGCCCGAGGCCGCTGAGGTGGCGCGGGCGCGCGCCGCGGCCGCCATGTCCTTCATTGCCGCGACGATCGCCACTCGCTGCGCCCTGGCAATCCGCTTCAGGGCGGCGCGCATACCGTTTTCGCCCTCCTTGATCGCGATCGCGGTCAATTCCGAGTCCCGCGCGTGCAGGCCGTCGATGACGTCGCCAATGCGGCTGGCGGCATCTTCCGCGAGCGGATCGAAGTCGGCGACCGGCAGCAGGTTGCCGCGGGCGCGTTCAAGTTCGATGAACTTCAGATCCGCCGAATAGGCCCGGTCGCGGGTCTGTTCGTCACGCAGCCGGCCATCCGGCGGCAATCTCGGCGGCGCTCCGGCGCCGGCGCTCGCGGCGGCTTTTGTGGCCGCGCCCTGCTCTCGCGCGCCGTCGCCGACCTCGCCGATCGCAGTGTCGTATTCGGCGACGTTGATCAGCTTCGCCCTGCCCTTGCCGGGCTTGGTGGTGAGCCGGCCGAGATCGACCAGCCGCGCCACCTTTTCCGAGATCGTCGACTTCCGCACACCCTTGCGGGCTGCCAGATCGGTGACCGAAAGCCAGAGCCCGGCGTCAAGTTCGGTGTGTTCGGCCATATCCGTTCGGGTGTTCGGCGTGTTCGGTCAGTTTCAAAACCCGTCCAACCGGAAAACCCGCGCGAGCTTTTATGCCCGAGGGGTGAAGTCGCGGGGAAGGACCCGCTCGGGATGGTTGGTCAGTAGCCGCGCAAGGCATCCCCTATGGCCCGGTCGACCTGGACGGGCAGGTCGGACGCCACCAGCGTGTCGAACGTGGCGAGCGAGCGGCCTTGCAGCATCTCGGTCGGGATGTAGACGCCGGAACGGCCGCCCGCGATCGGAAGCCTGCCCTTGCCGGCGCGGATGAAGACATTGCCATCCATGCCCCTGCCCCTGCCCTTGCTATCGAAGCGGACGCGGTTGGGGAAGCGACCTGCCTTCATGAAGGTATGCGGCACAACGATACGCTGGCCCAGCACATTGGCGCTGACACCAGCCATAGTCTCGCGCGGCTTGAAGTAGCGCAGGCTGATATTGCCGCCGCGCGTCTTCAGGGCAAACGTCAACTGGCGCTCGCTGGCGCGATGCGACTTCACCGCCCGCTTGATGGTCTTGCGGGCGAGCCCGGTCTGCGCCGTCAGCTCACGCACCATCAGCGTCACGGCCTTGGCGCCGGTGCGGTTGAGCGCGCGCGCCGCCACCCTGGGCATCGCCCGCCGCAGATCCACCAATCGCTCGATCTGCTCGATGTTCAGCGAGCGGGAAAACATCATCGCTGGACTCCCCTGCCCATCGTGGCGCGCAGCAGCGACAGCCGCGCGCGCGCGGCAAAGGCCGCATCCTCAATCATTGTTCGCGCCACCATGCTGACATTGCCGGCCGCCGCGGCGACATCGCCGCGCAGCGTCGCGCCGGCGGCGTGCTGCAGGGCGATCCTTCTTTCGGCACACCGGCAAGCCATCGCGAATTCACACTTTCCGACAGATCGGCTCGCCTGCGTTGCCACAGGCGAGCCAGTCAAAGGGAGGAAACGCCCAAGGAGGGCAGCGATAAACGCAAACGCGCTATCGCACACCCTACGCAAAGCAAAGCCCCGCGCGTTGCCGCCGGGGCTTCG